TTATAATATGTCTCACCTACACCAACCTCTATCTTTTCGATGTTTGTAACAGGTGCATATGCCCTTGTAAGGTCTCTGTAAGAGTCTTGGTATAGTGTTGCTTGTTCTAGATCTAATGGGTCTCCCTCATATGCTGTAACTACTAAATCGTTAGTAATTCTAAAATTAGCATTTGATGGAGTAAAAAGAAAATCTTTTGGTCTTACAATCTCAACTCTCTCATTATATAATGCACCAAATAAAATTTCAAATGATCTGTCTGTTCCTTTACTTGAGTAAAAATCTTTTGCTTGTTTTATGAAAAGATTTTGATTTAAATCTGATGAAAGTTTACGATCCTCAAATCCGGGTAATAGTTGATTTTTAGTTTTCTTTAAAAATTCTTTTAAGAAAAGAATAGTTAAGTTTTGAATCTTAGATCCTTCACGAGTTATTTCACCTGTTGTAGAGTCATATAAATTACCTTCATGAGCAGCTGCATCTGTTGTATTAAAACTAAGTTCTCCATTATTTCCATCTGTTCTGTAAGTTGTGATACCACAGAAACCTCTTACACATCCAGTAAATGATGTTGAAGTTTTTCCTGTGTATGTGATTATTTCATTATCAATTTTTAAAAGACCATATGAATCTGGAAATCCATTTGTTCCATTTGGAAATGGTTCCACAGTAATTGTCTTATCATATGCGGTAATATCAGCGTTAAGAACTGCTTCTTCAGTTAATCCAGTTTGTTCATTAAGTTTAATATATTGATCAATATTTGTAATTAAATCAATAGGAGCACCTTGAAACTCCTGTCCCTGATAATAAGATTTTAAAAACTCAGATATTAACGGAAAACTATCCCTAACGTAATTAGGTAATTGACTCTGAACAATATTACTAAGCTTAACTCTTGAAACTGTCATTTTATCTTATTAATTTTTAGTAACCGCCACCGTAGCCTCCGCCACCACCTGATGATCCTCCTGATGGACTTGGTGATGGAGATGGAGATGGAGAACTGGATCCACTTGATGAACCTGTGGTTGTTGATGTTGAACTCGATTGAACATAAGAGATTTCTGATCTTGCTGTTGTAGTTGTTGTTATGACTGGACTGCTTACATCGCTTCGACCACCAGCACGAACTAACATGCCATTTCCGTAACTTGATGATACAATATAGTTAGATGCTGAAGGATCTAATCCAGATGAAACCTCATCAATAACAGTTTCAAAATTGCTGTTACTTATATCTAGTTGCAAATAAAGATCCTGTAATCCAATAACATCATTAGAATGTGGAGTTGCCTCAAGTTCAATTATAGTTTGACCGTCTTTAATCTTACCAGATACAATATTAACTGGATTTAATGTTATAATACCTTTAATATAATCAATTGTTCCAACGTTTCTTCTTACAATTACAGGTGATGTTGAATTTAAACTTGGTAGAGTAAAGAAAAATAAACTTCCAGTCTCTCTATCAGTGTTAGGAATATCAGTTACATATAAAGGTTCACTCACTCCTGATATAAAAAATGCTGAAGATTTAATATTATATCCAGACATACTGTTTATATGAAATTCATTACCATAACCGATTGCGTATTCTGCAAACGAATTTAAAGCAACTCTCAAATCTCGTCTCATTTTGATAGTCGTGATATTGGAAGTAATTCCTTCTTGACTTTGATCTATGATATTTAAGAATTTACTATACTTAAACCTTGCTCCATACTTATTTAATTCACTTGATTCAGCATATTTTGTTGCATTTGATTGAACAAGACTTGAAACATCAGCTGAAGAAGGTGCTAAATTGCTATTATAGTAAATTTTTGAGTCTACTTCGATATAAAGATACTTTAAATCAAGAATTTCTGGAACAATTCCTGCTACAGCATACTTTTTCAACCTTAATCTGATGTTTTCTTTGATTAAATTTGGTAAAAAGTCACCAGTTCTTGGTTTTATACTGATAAAAACCTTTCCATATTGAGGAGGAACTAAATCTTCACCACCAAAAACAGAAATTGACTCGGTTTCTGGGTAAATTTTAGTTGGAATAAGTGATTCATAGTCATTTGAGGTCAAGGCTCTGTTCTGAGAGGCATAAATTCGAGGTGCAAACTTCTTAATTGAGTCTACACTTTCAATTTGTTCACCCCCAGAGGCAGGTAAACCAGTTGTTAATAGAGAAACACCTGATGAAACGGTATATTCTGTTGCATTTCTTGTATATGTTAACTTGCCCGCAAACTGAAAATTACGAACTGCGTTACCACCGTCACCACTTGACACGATATAATCAACTTCTACGACATTTCCTTCACTTAATTTTGTTCCAAATATACCATCTCCAAAAAATATCTCATATCTTTCGTCGTCTATCTCCTGTAAGAAGAAAACTTTTGATAAAGGAGTGATATCAAAGAGACTATCTTGAGAACTATACTTAACTCCTGCTGTTGAAAATGAATTATTTTTAACTTTTATCTTAATTAGACTCGTATCAATGCCAGTATTTGGTAAAATAAACCTTTGATTCGGATTTGCAGCAGAATTTGTGAATTCTGAGTTCAAAAGTGTGCCTTCATATATGGAAATATTGTTAAATCTTGCAATTCCGTCCTTTACAGGCACTGTAATGTCTTCACAAATTGAAAAAACGAGTGAAGAATTACCAAAAGCAGAGGAAGTTGCTGCAACAGGCCCTTTATTAAGTGTTAAATTTGACGGTGCAGGGGTAATATTACTACAATCTACGAAAAAAGTGACGGTGGCTCGTGCTGCAGTCCTTGAACGAGGTAAATATCCGATATTTCTTGCAAGTGCAACTACGTTTTCCCTTAATGTTGCACTATCAATGAAGACTTCGTTTGCCACCATGTTGGCATTATACGAAGTGATGTATGTATTATATGCTAATACGTCTAAAACAGTTGATAAGTTCGATCCCTCAAAGTTATAATCCGTAAAATTTGAATTGGATTGTAAGTATTCTTTAAGAGTTGTCTTAACTTGATCAAAATCAAGGTTAGCAAAATTGACTAAGGACATTTTATCTGGTTGGTTGCAACGCGAATTCTAATTGTTGTGGAGGAACATCTGCTCCAACAACCTCATATTTAATAGTTACATCAAAAGCATTATTATCAAAGCCAGGTAAGGCAATTACATCTATTAATTTCACTCTTGGTTCAAATTCATCAATTGATTCACGTATCTGATCTTCTATAAAACTGCCTGTGAGGTCATCCATCGTCTCAAAAAGAGAGTCAGCAACGTCAGATCCAAAGTCAGGTTCAAAAAACTTCTCTCCGGGACTTGTAAAAACGATATTTTTGATAGAGCGAGCAATCGCATTTTCATTTTTAAGTGCAATTAGGTCTTGTGTGAGAGGATTATTCTCAAAAGACATGCTAATATCCTTAAAACCTTGACTTACTCTTTCTAATGGCATTAATTTATACTAATAATAGTTATTTATCAGCTTAAATGTACGATTGATCATCATAATCGAGTCCCTCATAGAAATCATCGTCATCCATCTTCTCATAAAGGTCATTTTGCACCTTTGAATCACGTTTTTTGGGTGTAATTGCGTCATTTGCAATCTCACGAAGCATTTTTTGATGCTGATGATTCGCCAAATTGTCTAAAAAATCATGAGAAGCAGTCATTTTACTAAAAAAGGGACTATATTGTCCCTTTTATTTATTCACTTCGAGAAAAAACGATTTTTTTATTTATTTTTTCGAGAATATCCCTTTTTTCGCCCTTTTTGTTTTTTGAAAACTCCTAATTGAGTCAAAATATACAAAGAAAGAGTTACCCAAAAGATTAATTCGAGTGCAATATTGTTCATTACACTTTTCTCACTGGTTTTGCCTTTAATTTTGGTGTATCCGAGTCACGAGACGCGGAATTTTGATTCGAGAGACGTTCGACTTTTACAGTATAGTAATTATTGTCTCTTTTTGACAATTCTGTAAGAACTTCAAGAGAAATGTTCCATAAATCTTCTGTAGACATTTCCCAAGCAAAAGAGCCATGTACACTATTCTCTGAATATTGAAAGATTCGAGGATTTTTCATAGTTAGATAATACGAGTTTTCTCATGACCGACACGAATACGAGGATCGCACCAGATTTCATCACCATTCTCTTTGGCATCAAGACAGAATGAGACATCTTCACCACACATGTCTTGAACAGCACCAGACTCAAAGACTTGCATCTTTGGAGCAAACCAAGGATACTCAAGATCTTCAAAAACACCCTTTTTAATTAATACCCAACCAAAACCAGTATAATCAACAGTAAAAGGTTTCTTACGTTTTGCCATTGAATCGACAGTCTCGTGATTCATAACACCACCATTGTTGCGGAAATCATCTTCTTCTAACCAGTGAGCGACAGATGTAGTCTTACCATCCTCTGTAGCATACCAACCAGCAGCAATACGTCTCTCTTCACCTTCAGCAGGAACAGCAAGATCACATAACTGCCAGAACTTGTTAGTGTCAAAGACAATATCCGAGTCAATCCATAACTGATAATCATATTGAAGTTTACCATCCCAAGGAATTTGTTTTGGGCCACGTAATACATTTGCACCTAAACACTTACATCTTGCAAAGTTAACCATGGAAGAGTAGTCTTGACTTATCTGTATACTCATACCGTTCTGAACCATATCAAAACAGAGTTGTACAAAATTCTTTAAGAAAATATAAGAGCAACCTCTACCGGGCAAACAAAATACGATTGTCTTGCCTTTCATTCTTTGCTTAATTGCTGCTATATCCCACTCTTCCTTTTTCTTTACTTTCGGAGTGTTTGCTTTAACGGTGAATCCTTTTGCCATAATTGTGTAATACCTTCAGTTCAATTATACATCAGGATTATGTATATGTCAATAAGAATCAGATCCCGGAGGTTCTGGGAGGGTACCCGAACAAACACCATTTCCAAGGGAGACTTTTGTATAAGTTATATCTTCTGTAAAATAAGATCTATATATTCGATTCCATATCACATCAAACTCATCTTGACTCAAATCCTTAAAAAGACATTGATCTTTCAAATATATGTGGTAGCAGGAGTTATTGGTCAATTTTTTACTGGGGGATTTTTTTATATATGAAAAAGGTAATAAGGCGATTTTGACTGGCCGTAATTTTTTATATACATCTCGATTTGTCACCTCTGTAGGTTAGGGTAGTTTGCTTTTTTTAAACCGGGCATCGCGACGCGACACGAAATAAGAAATATAAAAAATAGGTGTGTTTTTAAGTGTTAATGAGCCAGCTGTCAGCCTCCTTATCGAGTTTGAAGCCATTTTATCATGAGCCTGTCAGCCTGTCAATTC